CCGATAAGTTGGGTGAAATATGAGCCACTTGGTATACCCGCATGCTTCATCCACCCCCTCCCATCAAACATAATTATAGGAGTATGGATGAAGTAATTGACGATTCGATCCCATAAGCACTGGTACTCACGGGACAGATTGCCAAAGTTGGCACGCAATATCTCGAAGGCAATCGAGATGAGTTTTGGTGAGATGGAGGCATCAAACTTCGAAAAATCGAAGCAGTGTTTAACGCCGGAGACTGATAATTGCAGCATTCTACACCCAATATCATACTTACGCTTTCCAAGTAAGATGGGTGTATCACTGCTAATGAACTCGTCAATTAATGGACGAGCAAATACAGCCTCCAGTAGAGTTACCTCCAGAGGGTAGCCCCAGATTAGCCTAGTCTTTGGGCCGTTATCGCCATGTTGTACGCGATGGAAACTGACGCATGGTGGTAAGTCTCCATACCAGCGCCGACGAAACCGCCTCTCCACCTTTGCAAACGCCCTTGGGAACGCCCTTAACTTGGAAGTGAAGTCCGGATAACCTGAGTTCCGATCTAAATTTATGGCGTTTAGCAATGCACTACGCTCGATTGGCAGTGGTGTAAGGTTAAAACGAGAAAACTGCCTTCTCGCCGCAGCCACCGCTTGAGCAAAGGCTTTGGGATCCGGGCGGAAATTCCGCCATTCACCATATTTGTGGAGGGTTTGGTATAGAGCTTCATGATCAACTACGCTCTTATTATCGCGGCTGTCACTAAACTCTACACCATAGCGTTCCCTGACAATCTCAGCTAAACGGTAATCCTTAATGACGCCCGTCCGCTGTGATTGCGCCCTCAGATGTTTGAGCAAAGGCTCAGAAGTGGTGAATCGATCCCAGGGTGAGAGGGTAGACCCCTTGCTGTCCGATGGTGTACCCATGGAAAACTACCTCCGCTTAAGGGATCATCTGGTGACTAGAGATCAAGACCTTTGGTTTTCCGCCTCAGGCTCTTGCCCCGCCCACCAGTTAAACCAGTGTCCCGCTGGTTGATGGCAGAAACACGGTGAACCTCAACTTTACCTTTCACCATTTCGATGCCGATATCCGTACAATCCAAACACTCGGTTAATGAAACTTCCCGCATGTTTAGACTGTACCTCTCGGCAATTGATTTGATGCCAGGTTGGTTGAGGGTTAGTGTAGTGTAGTGTGATTTGCGCAACATAAACACCTCATAAGAGATGTTTAAAGACCATGTCCAGGTCTGGGATCCAAAA